GATTATTCCCCCTCTAGGTTTGATACGATTTGTTTAAGTTCTGTGTCTAAATCCTCTTTCATCTTAGGAAAACTATCCCTCAATGTTGCTAAGTCTTTAGTGTTTGATTTGTAGTATTCAGTCATAGCTTTTTTATTCTTATGCACTTTGGCTAAATCTATAAAACTTTTTACAAAAAGTTCTGCCCAAGCTTCAGTCCCATAACCTTTATCATCTTGCTCAACTGGTTTAGTTTCTTCTTGCACATTAGTCATAGCACTTCCACCAACTGATCTAGGCTCTACCTTCTTTGGTTTAGCTTTCTCAACAGTATCACTATCTTCACTAGGAACATCCTCACCTGCATATATATAATGACCTAAACCATACATACCCAAACACTTAGTAAGACATCTCATCTTAGCAAAATTGACTTCCATACTATTAGGATTCTGTACAGCATTTTTCTTAAAATCCATGACTGGAAGCCACATCTCTCTTGATAGATTATCAATAGAAACTCTACATCTAACCTCAGCAGTCCCATCTGGAAACTGAACATAAGGCACATCATTATCACCTTGATAGAAGATATATTGTGCCTGTGGATAATGTTCTTGTAGAACACCCCACGCCCACGCCCAAGATAAGTAAGATAAGTTCATCTTCTTTTGTATCTTGTCTGAACAATCTATCTTAGATAGCTTGTCCCAAACATCTTTATAAGTAAGTTCTTTATCACTCATACTACTCTCCCTTGTTAGATAAATTAACACCACGCCTTTGCATGTATCTCGCCATATAATGAAGAACATTCCAAGCTTCTCTAAGTTTCTTTTGTTCTTTTTTATCAGAAGCTATAGCTTCTTCTAGATAAAACATTAAAGCATTATTTATGATGTCTATTGCTTTATTAATTTTCATTTGCTTCCTCCTTTACTGGAAAAAGATAATCACAATGCCACTCTAAAGTATCGTAAGTAATACCCAATGTTGCATCATGTTTTCTATCTGCATAATCCAATACTTCCATGCACTCGTCATCAGTTAAATCTGATCTAATGCTTTTAACATCATCTATTTCCCAAATAATAGCTATAGAATTGGTTTCGTTATAACCATATCCATAATCAAGTTTAGGCTTTTCTTTATTTTCAATACTCATTTGCTTTCCTCGTTATATTGATTACAAAATTCTGCCACATCGCAATAGTTCGCACATCTAACGCACTCGCCTTTGGCTTCTACGACTTTGAGCAACTTAATGTCTTTGTGACCCTCCATATACTTATCAGCTTCTTCTTGGGTATCAAGCACTCTAACAGCAGTCTTTCTACCTTTCTTTTCCACTCTATAAGTATCTTTTCTTCTCCACCTTTCTTCATCTGTGCAGAATGGAAGCTTATCATTAATCAGATAATCAACTTCTGCTTCTTGGTGAATTGAAACTCTTTGTTTGATGAAGTCCTCTTGTTCTTCATCACTCCATAAATCTATGTCTAATACTGTGACTGGTGATGGTGGATAGTCGCCACCACTACGAAGATACTGGTTTTTGTTCCAGTCCCGAGCTATCGCAATAATATTTAACTGGTCTATTGTTTTCCCTGTCGTCTGCTTGTAGAGGTAAGCATAGATATTAAGCTGTTGTTCCCATTCTACTTTCCCCTCTTTCAAAGCAGAAACAATTGACCATACACTAGTGACCTTATAATCCTTTAGTGTATTGCTCTTAACATCTATGCTGTCTGTCTGACCACTAACAGTCCAATCGTTGACAACTGTAAACATACGCTGTTCTGTGATCACATCCTCGTTATTCTCGTTTGCCCTCTCTAATATAGTATGCACAGATTGACCTAACAACTTCCATATTTCATCTGATACATCTATAGTAAGTTTTTCGTAGTTCTCTTGTGCCAGTAATCTAATTCTTGGTGGTTGTAATAAACCTGTAGCAGATATAGTAGCTTTACCCTTACTATAACTATCGTTATGTACTGCGTTTATTATCTCTTGTGGTATCTTGTGTCTATTAGTGTATTTCATAGTCTCCAAATGCCAACACCATCATCTAGTGATCTAACAGTAAATTTATAATTAGGATTCTTTTGCGTAAATCTGAAGCAGTAGTTTCTAATAATCTTTGCTTCTTTGGGTATTTGTGACTTGGGTAATTCTATATTTATAGTTTGCCCTCTACTCATCTTCTCTAATGGAAGATCATATTTTCTTGGTCTACCTTCCCTTCTTGGAACAGGTATGCCATCCTCAATCTCAAACTTCATTTAATCTCCTTAGGTAAAAAGTTTAATTTAACTGATACAGACTTTATATAATTTTGATTGACATTTAACATCTTGCTTATGTGTGCTAGTTGTTGAGGAGTAATGTTATCTAGCAAGATTTGAATTAGTAGTTTTTCTTTTTCATCTAGTAATGTCATAAGCTTTCCTAAGTGCTAGTTTACTTGATTATTCACAGTTTAAAATACTAGCAAAGTCTGTGAAGTGCTAGAAGGCGTTGTTCATATGCTTTATTTCAAGCAAACTGGATTTATACTTTAATAGCTATCCACATTTTCTGCTAACCTTCTTAGCAACATCAAACTTTGATGTCATTGATAAGTTTAAATGATGTGTTGATAATGTCAATAGTTTATTGTAATATATTTTACATGAATCAGATTGACCTAAATTCAGATCAGAAAACTTTAGATGGTCTAGTGGTCAAACAAGCAGTAAGAGATGTTGTTAGTAAGCATCCAAAACTATCTGAAGAAGCTTTATTATACTTCTTATCTGATGATTTTTCTAATTTGTGTAATCGTAATGACATTGAATCTGATGGCATTGTAGAAGCAATTAAGGAATTAAATACCTATCCCATGTTATCAAAGAAAAGACTAGCAGAAGATGTCTGCAGAATGGTTGATGGGTATTTTGGTTTGTATAGTAAGTAGATACTTACTATATTTAATATTAAGTAGTATTAACTACATAGTAAGTATATACATACTATAGGAGGTTTTATGTATGTCAATAGCGAAATGGATAAAAGAGATATATTAAATCATATCAACAGCCAATCAAGAACAAGTGGTATGAGGATTGGGCAACACAAAATAACTTGCTTTCAATGTCAAAGAGAGCGAACAAAGAACAAACATGACACGCCTTTATCAGTAAATATTGATGATGAAAAGGTTGTATATCATTGTCATCATTGTGGAACTAACGGACTTGTGCCAATAAGAGAGGAGATAAAAATGAAACCAATAAAAAAAGAAGAAAAGAAACCAGTAGAAATGCCAAAGAAGATAGAGGGTGGTGAAGCTAGTAAATGGTTAGAAGCTAGAGGTATAAGCATCACAGCCTCAAATACAGCGGGTGTCATCCAGACGCAAAAAAATAATAAACCAGTCATTGGTTTTTCTTTCATGCAGGGTGATGAGGTAGAAGCAGTCAAGTATAGGAGTGCCAATGGAAGCAAGAGTTTTTGGTGGGATGGGAACGCACAAAAGCTTTGGGGTCAACAGGTATATGATAGCAAATTGCCAACATTAGAAAGCACAATAGTTATAACAGAAGGAGAAATGGACACACTTGCGATCAAGACTGCTTTTGAAGGCGTAATGAATGTAGATTGTTATTCAGTTCCCAATGGTGCACCAAACAAGATCACAGATAACAAGATTGATCCAAGCGAAGATGGAAGGTTTAAGTATGTATGGAATGAAAGGGATAAGTTTGAGGGTGTAGAAAAGATAATTCTATGCACAGATTCAGATGAAAATGGCAACATATTAGCTGATGAATTGTCAAGGAGACTTAACAAAGCTAGATGTTATAGGGTTGATAACTTTGATTGCAAGGATGCAAATGATGTGCTGATTAAGTATGGTGCAGAAAAGCTAAGAGATTCCATAATCAACGCACAGCCAATACCTTTACATGGTTTAAATAACCTAGATCACTACGCAGATGAGTTCCAAAGCTTGTATGAAAAAGGTATGCCAAGTGGTGTATCAACAGGGTTTGCAAGTGTTGATGAGATATTTACTTTATCTACGGGCAATCTTGTTGTTACTACAGGTCATGCAGGAGATGGCAAGTCAGCATTTATAGATCAACTTGTGGTCAATGTAGCAAGGAATCATGGTTGGAAAACTTGTTTTTGTTCGTTTGAAAAACCAGTTCAACTTCATGCAGTTCAGCTATCTCAAATCCTTACAGGTAAGCCATTCTTTGAGGGTCAGAATACTAGAATGACACAAGAAGAAAAAGACTTTGCTGAGACATGGATAAGAGAACATATACTGTTTCAAGATTATCAAGATGGTGGGTTGCCTACGATAGAAGCTATCTTAGAGAAAGGTGCAAGTGCAGTCATGCGATATGGAGTGAGAGTATTAGTTATTGATCCATTTAACTTTATACATACTGAACATACAGGATTAGAGACTGATATGGTTAGTGAAATGCTAACAAAAGTCCAACTGTTCGCTAAACAACACGATATATTGGTATTCTTTGTGGCACATCCAACTAAACCTTTCATTAGAGATGGCAAGAAAAATGTATGCACAGGTGTTGATGTAGCTAAATCTTATGCGTGGTTTAGTAAAGCAGACACAGGTTTAACAGTCTATAGAGGTGACGATGGCGTAGAAATACACAATTGGAAGGCTCGTTGGGGTTGGCAAGGTAAGTTAGGAAGTGTTAATATGACCTTCAATCCTGTTAACGGAAGGTACGCAGAAATTGAAGAAGTCGAAGATAACTTTGATTGGGAGTTCTAACGAATTGCAAGTCAATGATATAGGAAGTCCTTATCTACATCATAGAAACTCAGTCGCTATTACAAGAATAGGTAAAAGCAAGGTGGGTAGAGCCATTGTTTTTGACCAACACATCATAGACAAATCATTTATAGAGAATAAGATAAACGCACAACAGCATAATGTTTGCAATAAGTATCTTGAAATCATAGTTAGAAGTGGTGCATTGGGGAAAAGCTCACCTGCTGCAGAAAGAATATTTACCAGTCATAGTTCTATCAAGCCTGTTCCAAGGGCAGTCATGCTATCAAAGGTGCAAAAGAAAATTGTAAGGGAGTGTGGACATACCAAAGAGAAAGAGTTTTGGAGTATTATGGTGAACAATCCAAAGAAGATAGATGAAACAAAAGAGTTAGTAATGCAAGAATGTTCTAATGCACTACTAACTTTTTGGTATCTTAATCATAAGAATCCTGTTTCTTTGTTTCAGCAATCCCTCGCAAACCAAGTTTAGATTCATAGTTTTCGCTAGTGATAGCACCACTATAGATAGCTTTACCATCCTGTTCAGCTTGATCTTCTTCTATAGATATGTTTTTGTTATCAGCTTCGCTATGTATCATATGGATAATCTGCTTATTCAATGAGCGATTTTCCTTCTTAGCCAAAGAGTGTGCCAATTCATAGGTTTCTTCTGAGCATCTAATGAATAGACTTTTCATCTTCCTTTTCTCCTGTATAAAATATGTTTGGACTATCTTGCACTTCTGCAATAGCTACACTTTCTCTACCAACTTGATAAAACCTATCTTCCTCTAATTGTTTTATGGCACCCTCAATCAGCCATTTATTTGACATAATCAAAGGATCATCTAACAAAGATATAGCAAAAGCAATAGCATCTAGTTCAGTTTCAAACAACCAAACTAAATGCACCCACTTAGCACTAGACTTTGTTGAATAAACATTGTTTGGCTCAGGTATATCTAGTTTATATGTGTGTCTAATTACAGCGTACATGGATGATATTGTAATGCAAAATGCTATCAAAGTGAAATACATTGTTCCATGTGGAACAACAGACTATCTATAAACTATCAAAAAAAAGGGACAACCTTGCGATTGTCCCTAAAACTCACATAGTTTTTGGAGGTAATATAAAAATGAATTTTGCCAATAAGACAGAAATCAAATCTTGATTATCAATATAATATAACTGATTGCAGATTGCAAGACTTATCTACAAGTTATCCACAGATTCATCCACACCGAAAAAACCAGTAAATATTTTTCTATTTTGGACTGGTAGATTTTTTCTCAGGAAAAACAATAGACTAGTAAATATTTTTTCATTGGATCGGAATCTGATGAGCTTGTTGGCTTTTTTTAGACCAAAAAAAAAGGCGTGACACCACCTTTTACAGTAGCATCACGCCTTAATTTGTTTATAATTCTTGCACTTCAACCTCTACAATATCACCATTCTCATTAAATCCTAGATGTTTAGGAAAGGGCAAATCCATATCTGCCCTTTGCTTATATAAAACATCTTGTACTTTGTGATTAATCGTGACCAAAGTATTGAAATATTTAACTAGAGCCAAATCAATATCTGATCTTTCCTCTAGTCGCCTATCAATCTTTGTATAGATTTCGTTGCAAGTTCCTATGTTTACTTTCAAAGTAAATTCTAACAATTGTCTATTCGTCATCTTTAAGTTCTCCCAAGATTTTTACATCTGTTGTTTCTCCAAAGTCAGTCCACATAAAAGTTGATGTAATTCCACCTTCTTTTTTTGCGTCTCCCTCTTTTGAAATATCAGGTAAACATATAGCATCTATCACTTCGTTATGTGAAAGTTTTTTATCAGAAACTATCTCAAAGTATCTAACATCAATACAATGTTCGCTTACTTTGTAAACATATTCTTTTTTAAATTTACTCATAATATTTTGCCCTCCAAAGCATTAATAAGAGTTATTAAACTGTTTCACGCCTTTTGGCGATCATCAGTAGGAAATACGCATTTCCTATACAGTTTTGGCAAAAATGACTTCACCAGATCACGCCTAACGCATTTTCTAAGAGTAGGCAAGGGCATAAGATACCCCAAAATTGCCTACCCTTAGAACGCATTAGATAATTAAATACTAGACATATCTATAACTACTTCTTCTCCAAAAGGAAAAGTCATATCGTTATAGTAGTCTTGATAGTAAGTTGTGGTTAATGCCCATATAACAGGGACATTTGGCTCAACCTCCTTATCAACATATCCACCTCCATCAGTAAAATAGATAAATGCAAGGACATCATCTGTATTATCTGTATAGTCGTTGAATAAGTTGAAAGGTGGATTGAAGTCAGTACCACCACCACCACGAAGATGAAATTCAAGTTCTTCACATTCTAAGTCGTATTCATCCCACCACTCACCATGTGAATTTTTATGAACTCTAGTATCGCAATAACAAACTCTAACTTTATCTACTCCACATTCTTCAGCTAAGTTCTGTGTTTCAGTAGCAAAAATATTAAGTTCTTCTTGTGTCACACTCCCACTTGTATCAATTGCAACAACAATCTCACCTCCATGTGGCTCTTTATCGTTGCTAGGTAAATTAACACCACGCCATGAGTGACGTTTGTTAAGTCTTGACCATGTAGGATTTTTTGACATAGCAGACTGTAAGAAGTCTCGCATCACATCAACCCAATCAACGCATGATCTATTCATCTGCTTGACTGCTTTACCCAAACTACTTTCTGCATCGTCTCCAATACCTTCAAGCTTATCAGCCATCATTATTGTTCGTTGCAATTCTTCTTGTAGTTCAGCCATTTCATTAGGTGATAATTCTTTGCCATCTTCATTAGTTGGCACCCAAACCTCACCACTTAATTGAGGTAAGTCAGCAAGTTTCTCAGCAAGAGTTTGACCTTCGTTGCTATTGCTTGTCTCACCATCTTCAGCAGATTGATCTGCATCACCATCGTTGGCATTGTCATTAATCTGATCTATTGCTTCATCTAAAGCTTCATCATCGTTGCTAAGAGTTCTATAAACTGCTTCAGCAGACATCCCATGATACTTGCGATCAAGCAGACCATCTTCTGGAAGTTCCATACGCAAGTCATACTTTAACCACCCATTAATTACATAGTCTGTAGCTATGTTCCAAAGTTGGTGATCTCGATTACCTTTACGCAAGGGATGTTCCCAAATAACATGACTAGCTTCGTGAATTAATACTGCTTGGATTTCTTCATCTGTTATTGATTTAACAAATTCATCATTCCAATAAATATTAACGCCATCAGTAGCCATTGTTTGACACTTTTCATCTTCTCTAATTAAGGTGAGTTTTAATAGCATAGTTGCCATACCTACATTACCTTTCATTAGTTTCGATCTAGCTTTAATTATTCGTTTTTCACTATTCATAATAATCCCTCCAAAGATTTTTTATGAGTTTCTGTTTCGATCTTTTGATCTCATCAGTTTGGATACACATCCAAAGACAGAAGGATGGAAAGAATATTTACTGGTAAATAATATATTTTCTCCACCCTTTATTGGCTTACTTCTTATACATATTGTCTAAGAATCCACCCTTCAATTCATCAACAGAATCTTCAAGATCATCTGCTATTTGTTTTCGTTTCTTAGCAGAATAATCATCATCTTCTCTTAAAGAATCTACGTCATTAATAGAAGCAAACACGCTAACTAATTTTTGATGAGCATCAGCAATCAGTTTGTCATTACCCAAAATATCATTATTGATAGATGGTAGCGTATCAAGAAATTGTCTAAGCTTATTAAAACTAGAGTTCTTAAAGAATCCACCACCTTGCTTATTGTTAGGATCATAAGACTTTAACTTTTCTGCTAGGTGATCAACGGATTCCAAAAGAGTTTCTACTGTAGTTCTAGTAATAGCTTCTACATTCTTGTTAGCTCTCTTAATTGCATCTTGCTCAATCTTCTTTCTAAGTGATTCTGATACATTTAATCGCACATCACTTTTACTAATAGTTGGCACTTGTCCTAACTCAAAATCAAATCTGAATTTAGTCTCAATGACTTCTTTAGTTGGATAGTCAGATAGCTTAAAAGCTTGACCTAATTTATGCCTGTTCGCATCAATCAAGTTGTCGTAATTATCAAGAAAGTTTTTTACTTCTTTCTCAAAATCACTCTTAGCTTCGTTAACTTTATCCATAAGAGTATCAAGTTCTTGGTTAGGGCATAAACGCCACCCACTCAAGACCTTGCCTTCGTAGTCGCTAGTATTGTCATCCCATGGAACAGTCAAAGGATAATAAACATTGTTTCTGAATTGATTAATAATTCTTCTAAAGTATTTATTAGTCTCTTTTCCAAAGATGTATTTAGCAACGTGCAAAGATTCACTCATTGCAGATTGATCTATCGCTAGACCTTCTTTTAAATCCTTATCTGATTTAACTCCACTTGGATGTTTGGTATTCAAACGCACCAAAGTAGCATTTTCAGATAAAGTATTTACATTTTCGTTATTCATATTTTTCTCCAAAAAAATAAAATGAGTTCTGATTTCATAGTTTTCTAGTCATCAGTTGAGATACACATCTCAATATCAGAATGGGCAGAAAAGGAATATTTACTAGTTAATAATAAATATTCCTAATTCCCCCCTAGGTGGTAATCTAAATTTCTAAGTCTTGGTTATCAATCTTGAATTTAGAATAAGTATCGCAATCTTTAAGTTCGCTTCTTAATCCAACAATCTTTCTAACAAAGAATATAGAAAATTCTACAGTTGCTAATTTCTTCAGATAATCCAAAGCATTAGCATAGTAGTTATAGACATCATTCTCACTAGCACTATTGATAGCATTAGTAAGAGCGATAGTAGTTGCATAGCAAAGACCAGCTTCATCAATCACTTCTACATCTTCACCTTTACATATCTTCGATATATTAGGCACATCATTTTGAAGTGAGATAAAGTTCATCAATTCAATGGCACATTCTTGACCAACATCACCCTCGAATAACTTTTGTCTAAGTTCTCTAGGTGGATCAGTTTTCAATGTGTCACTCAATCTAGTCCATGATCTTGGACTTGGCTGAGGATCATTGCACTTGGGATCAAACTCCCACAATAGTTGTGGCATGAATCTGATAAGACCTTGCACATTGAGATCAATGTCATTCTTATCTGCCCACGCTAACCAATCATCTACATCGTGAGTAAACTGAATTGCAGTAGTTCGATCTTGACAATGCCTTAGCACCTTATTCGCACCACTTCTATCAGTATGTCTATTACCTGCCAACACAATTTTCCATCCTTTAGGAAAGATGTAATCACCAATCTTGCGATCTTCATCCTTACCTTTTGGATCAAGCAATTGTCCTATCGTTGCTTGAACGCTTGAATGTGCTTGAGCAAATTCGTCAAGAAAAAATAGACCTTCACCACTCTTAGGCAAGTTGCCTAAAAATGCTTTCTTTTGCTCACCATCTTCAATGTATGGCAAACCACCTAAGTCGATAGATTCTACTAACCCCAATCGAAAAGAGATAAAACCAAATTCATCATCTTTAGGACTTACTGAATCAGTAAGCTTTCTATCGTTCGCTAGTTCCTCAGCGATCTCTTTAACAATCGCAGATTTACCAACACCTGTTCCACCAATTAAGAATGGGATATTGCTTCCCATCAAAATATGTAAACAGGATTTTTTCGCTTCACTAGGTTTAAACATAATAATTTCCCTCCAAAGAAATATAAGTTTTCGTAAGCATTACACTTACACCAATAACACCCCAAATAGTTGGGATGTTTTCATAACATTTCAGCTAATCATCAGTTGGCTTATTCACCAAAATACTTATCAATTTTCTTAATAAGTTTTTTGTTGACAGACCTAAGATATTTTACTTTTTGAACAAGGTTAATCCATTGTTGAAGTTCATTCCTAGAGTCTGCATCTTTCTCAGCATTTTTAAGACCAATTTCAACACGCATGAGTTCTGTTTCTAAGTAATCATCTCTTAGACATTTACTTATGATTCTTAACTCGTCTCTATTAAATTGTAGTTTTGGCTCTTTCAAGATTCACCTCCTTGTTTATCTAAATAATCAGCAATCTTTAAAATTTCTTCCATAGAAGTATCTTCAACATCCTTCTCTAAAATTTTATCCAAAGATTGATCATCAGTTGGCTCACTATCTTCAACAGGTAAACCAGCATTTCGATATAATTTATTCAATGCTTCAGCTTCTCCTTCAAAGACTTCATCAGAATCAGAATTACATTCTTTCTTCCATGAATCCATGATTAGTTTATTACCACTACATTCTTCATCATTCACTTCTTCAACAATGACTTCTCCACAAGTTTCTTGATACTTTTTTTCATACTCTTTTTGCAGATTCCAACTTTCAATCTCCAACAAAGTATCAATTCTTCCATCACTATTAGGATAATCTTCAGTATCGATCATCTTAGTTAGACAGTAAGTATCTTTCGCTATTAGTTTAAATATCATTTTGACCTCCAAGTCAGTTTCTTGCATCCCATAATTAGGATGCTCATCAGCACGTTAATTCGTGGACTGTTGGAGCAGTCGCAAAAGTTATATATCTTTCTGTGATTCCAAAGACAATATTCATATCAGTAATACTTCAATTGTAATTGGCAAAAAGATAATTTCCTTTTGCTTTTGTGGGTCTTGCTTCTTCACATTGTCACTTATGCTTTACACTCTCCTCTTACATCCTCTTGGGAGTTACACTAGCTACTTTCTAAACCGAATTCATTATTGGACATCTTGCGATTTTCTTCCCAATAAGTCTTGTTGAATTTGACCCTTCAACACTAGAAGTTGGGTTTTCAACTTTACTCTTTTCAGAACCCTTTAGGGTAGTTGGCTATCTTTTAAAGTCATAATCGTTTTGGACTGTTGTGGACACAGTATAAGCAATTTAACATCAAATTGCACATTTAATTAGATAGCAGTCTGTGAGCATTACCAAAAGACCTATGATCAGTTAATATTATTTGTATGAGCAAAGACAAAAAACCAGACCTGAAGATCATAAAGAAAGAAGCAGAGTTGACCATAAAGCAAAGGCAGTTCGTAGATGAAATCATCAAGGGCAAGTTGGGTAGCTACAAAGAAGCGTATGCATCTGTATATGATGTGACGCTAAATAAGGATGGTTCTATTCCTAAGTGGGTTGAGGTTGAAGCAAGTAAGTTAGTTGCAAACCCTAAGATAGCAATAAGCATACAAAGAGCTATAGCTAAGAAAGAGCAGTCTGCAGTTGCTAGCAGTCTTAGGACAAGGAACTATGTCATAGACCAATTGTATAA